TCCAATAAAACCAATTTTTGCCATGAGCGTTCCTTTAGATAGATTATACAATTTTTTGCAAGACATTTGCAACCAAGATATCTTAATTTATCGCTTTCTTCCACACGGGTCAAGAAAAATAGATGATTGTAAGCCATTAAAATTATGTACCGATCAATACATAAAGATGTTTTGTCATGACCAAGAAACTTTAAATTATAAAGATTATGACTTGTTGACAGCAAAGTTTACAAACAGCCCTGAACTGTTGTGTTCAATTTTTGAAATAGCAACAAGACGGTATGTAGGAACATCCACCAAGTTTTATAATCAAAGTTTGATGTTGCATTCAGAGATGAACAGCCAAGATGTAGCATGGTTTGAGCAACATTATTCAGTTGGTGTATACTGGTGGAGTCATGCTGTAATTGCAAGAGACTGGTTTAGATATGCTGAGATTGACCCGGTGTTTGCTAACCCAAAATCAATTCAAAAAACATTTTTAATTTACAATCGTGCTTGGTCTGGACTAAGAGAATACCGAATTAAATTTACAGAATTGGTGTTAACTCAAAATCTTCAAGATCACTGCCAATTGACATTTAATCCAGAAGATTCTGGACAACACTGGTTGCAACATAAGTTTGCCAATCCTGCATTTGAACCCACACGAACTGATCTAGATCAATATTTTCCACCGGCAAATTTTGATTCTGTAGCCAGCGCAGATTATACCAGTTTGGATTACAATCAAACTCTAATAGAAGTTGTATTAGAAACAGTGTTTGATGATACCAAGTGGCATCTTACAGAGAAAACTCTTAGACCAATTGCTTGTGGACAGCCGTTTATTTTGGTCAGTACCCCGGGCAGTTTGGAATATCTAAAACGTTACGGGTTTCGAACATTTGGCGATTATTTTGATGAGAGTTACGATTGCATACAAGATCCTGTGCAGAGACTTGAGGCTGTGGTTGATCTCATGAAATCATTGTCTGAACTATCAACAGAACAACAACAGAAGTTACATCACCAACTCAAAGACATTTGCAAATTTAACAAAGACAGATTTTTTAGCAAAGAATTTTTCAATCAAGTAGTTGATGAATTTAAAATCAATGTTGATTGTGGGTTTTCAAAGATTAAACAGTCTGTTCTCGCGTGATTGTGTAGTCCCAATTTTCATCTAGAGGGTTGGTAGCATGTTCATCAATTCGGTCAGCAAGATGTTGATAAAAAGTATCCATCTCCCCATTCCAACAACCTGTTAATGAATGCAATGCACTACGACAAAATTCCCAATTTTGTTGCTGATATTGTTCTATCAACTGTTGATGTATGTGTTTATTTGCGTCCAGTCGGGGAAACTCTGCCAACGGTACACTATTAATCACACAATATGTTTTTACCAATTGGCCAGACGGCATCAACTTGAATGTATCTAGTTCTAAAATGGTGTGAGTGTTGGATACTTGATTAACAGCATCTCCAAATATTATGTTCATGGTCAGTTCCTTTTAAATATGTATCATGCAACTTGCCTTTGATTTAATTTCTGATTTACATGTAGATACTTGGGATACCCAGTTTGATTGGTCTGGTCAACCTACCAGTCCATATTGTGTGGTAATTGGTGATGTGTGCGAAAACAGAAATCTGCTGCATAGTACTCTTGAACATTTGGGAAAATGCTACCAAGCTGTGTTTTATGTTGATGGCAATGATGAGCATGTGAATTTTTTTAACGATCTTGGACTGAGTTATCAGAACATGTCTCAACGAATTGCACAAATTCCCAATGTGGTGTATTTACAAGATAATGTAGTTGTAATCGACGGTGTGGCTATATTGGGAACAAATGGATGGTGGGGATTTGATTTTGACAACACAATTGATCCTGAAGCAGTTAGAGATTGGTGGTGCGAGAGATATTCTTACACGCACGACAACTATAATGCTATACGTCGAGCCAGTACTACTGATGCCAATTACTTGATAGCCAGTGTAAAGCGATTACAAACACATAGAGACGTTAAGAAAATAGTCATAGCCACACACACTGTACCCATGCCCGAATTGATTGCACATGATATTGATCTGGCCAACAAGTTAAAATTCAATGTCATGGGCAACAGGCACATGTTAAATGCATTGAACATGGATACTGAACACAAAATTGATACTTGGTGTTTCGGCCACTATCACGGCAAAGTTGATCAGTATCGAGATGGTGTTCGTTATGTCAACAACTGTCGTGGGCAAGGCCAAACACCGTGGTCACAGCATGTGTATCATCCACTGCGTGTGGTTGTTGATTATTGAACTGTTTCAGGTTCCAGTTTGATCTGGAGCGGGTAGTTTTGTGATCTAGCACTCACAGTAACTTCAACACCTTTTTGCTCGGCAATCTCATAAGGCAACACTGCCACACAAGCAGAGCCTTCTTCGTGAATGTCAATGGTGATTTGTTCTGCGGTTTCGGGAGTGTATTCAAAATATTCAACCAAACTTTCAACCACAAACTCCATGGAAGTTGTGTTGTCGTTCAAATAAACCACGCGAAACATAGGTGGCTCTTTTACGGCCTCTGATGGTTTGATTCGTGTGCGGGTATCGCTCTGTGCCATTTCTATTCCTTGCTTTGCTATACAATCAGTGGCAGCAGGATTGCTGCCACTGTATTTACACTATTATATTAGGAAGTGTAGGTGATCGCAATGGTCTTTGGCTTGGCGTCTTCCGGCACTTCTCGCTTTAGGTAAACGCTTAAGATACCAAGTTCAAGGTGAGCATTGCTGATTTCCACGTGATCCGCAAGTTGGAATTCACGACGGAAATCTCTATTGCTGATGCCTTTGTGCAGATAGTTTGGCACGATCTTTTCGCTATCAGGTTGATACTCTTTGCCTTCAATGATCAAGAACTTTTTGTCCTTGGTAACTGAAAGGTTATCCAATCCAAAGCCAGCCACAGCAAGACTAATCATGTACTCATCTTCATTGATTTGCACAATGTTGTAGGGTGGATAGTTTGTTGAGGATTGTTGAGCACTTACTCGCATGAGTTCATCAAACATGTTATCAAACCCGATACCAAATTTGGTGAGTGCGGGAAGGTCGAAAGACCGAAGGGTGAGAGTTTTTGTCATTTGTTTTCTCCTTTAATAAGCAAGATGACTTGTAATGTAGACCCCACCATGGGCATCTACAAGTGTATTTATACAGGAAATCTCTAAGGTTGTCTAGTTTTCATTGGCTCAATTAGACGGTATTTGAGCCAATTGTGTTGGCCGGCGTTCCAAGTCATCGCAAAGTAGGTATAGAGTTTTTCGTCATCAAACGTCACACGATGCTTGAGTTTTATTGTTTTTTCGGTGTATTTGATTTGATCATTTTGATTAGCCCATTTTACCAAGTGGTATCTAATCAACAGCAAATTTGAGGCAGCCTGATCCTTATCGAGTGCAAACTCAATGTACATCAGTACATTTTTTTAGGCAGTGCTTGCTCGGCCAGTTGTCTGCGCCAGCGATTTTTGGCGGCACTACGCTTGAGCTTGCGAGCTGTGGTAGGCTTGGTGTAGAATTCACGATCTCGTAAATCGTTAAGAATACCAGAGGTCTGGATTTTTTTCTTGAATTTGCGCAGGGCTTTTTCTACATTACCATCAGCGACTATTACCGACCTTCCTCGCAATTTGTTCATTGGGCACCTTTAATTCTGTAGGAGTATTTACCAGGTCATCGGTGATTTTTACTTGGTCAACCCCCTGCTCTTTGTAACGTGCTAGATTAAACATGTGTGGCAGTAGCACACGTTCCAGTTCGCTGTGAAGTCCACGGGCACCTGTTTTGTTTTTTAGTGTGTTTTTGGCCACTTGTTCTAGTGCAGATTTATCAAATTTCAAATTAATGTGATCTTGTGCAAACAGCCACTGATATTGTTCTACATAACTGTGTTTGATTTCTGTCAAAATCAATATCAAATCTTCTAACGCAAGTTCGTTTAAGGCAACCCAGCTGGGGAAGCGACCCACAAACTCTGGAATCATACCGAATCTAACCAAGTCATCGGGTGTTACTTGATCAAGGTCGCCAGCACGGTCTACTGACACTTCAGCTTGAAATCCAATAGATGTGCCACGAATGCGATTCTTCACAATATTATCTAGACCCACAAACGCACCACCAGCAATAAACAAAATGTTGGTGGTGTCAATTTCCACAGTTTCGCCATTGGGATGTTTGCGGCCACCAGTGGGTGTGATTCTACATTTGGTGCCTTCTACTAACTTGAGCAAGGCCTGTTGCACACCCTCGCCAGATACATCTCTTGTGATGCTTTGACTTTCTGAGCGCCGACTGATTTTGTCTATCTCGTCCACAAACACAATACCACGTTGTGTCTTTTCGACATCATTGCCCGAGGCTGCATACAGTCGTGAAATCAAACTTTCAACATCATCACCTACATAACCTGCTTCAGTTAAACTGGTTGCATCAGCAATTACAAAAGGCACATCCAAGTATCTTGCTACTGATCGTGCCAACAATGTTTTGCCTGACCCTGTAGGGCCCAACATAAGAATATTGGCTTTTTCAATTTCGGTATTTTTGTCCTGGTTGCGTATGCGCTTGTAGTGGTTGGCAATGGCCACACTCAATACCATCTTGGCTCGATCTTGTCCTATAACATATTGGTCAAGATGTTTTAAAATAGCTCTCGGATCAAGACTAATAGTCTGCGCTACAGGAGTGAGTATGTGTTCGTCTACCAAAAGAGTTTGGCAAAGTTCCACACATTCGTTACAGATAGCGACATCTTCGCCTACTATCAATTTAACCACTGCATCCTTGTGTTTGTGACAAAAACTGCAATTATCTAAATTTTCAGATTGTTTCATGCGTTGGTATTGGTTTGTTTAAGACGTTCTGCTACTTGTTCTCTCTCAGTATCACTCAACAAATCTGGATCATACTCACCGGTAGCAATCTTATCTATGAGATGATCAATGTATGCTGTGTCGTAAGTATAGTTATCTGTAGAGTTTTTGTCAATAATAATCCACTCGTCTCCGTTGAATTTGTACAACTGTGGAGGCATGCGATCAGTTTTTACAAAGGTGTCGCCACGATTGGGTGTTAATGGAAACTGGTTTCCAAAACTTGATTGTGTGTATTTGGGATCAGTCCAAGGCAATTGAGCAATCTGCCCTCGAGCTAACTTGCTTCTTTGGCCTTTGATAGTTTCATCTGGGTGGTCTAACTTCCAACGACGAATAGCTTCTTTGTCAGCAACGTCGTCTGCATTTAACGCTTCAATTTCTTCCGCAGTCCAAGGACGGATTTCCACACCAGGCATTTCTTCTGGGGGAACAATAGCCATTGCCGCTTGATCTTCTTTAACAGGATCAGGAGCCACTATGGGCTTGAGATTTTCAAAATGCACAAACGGCCAAGTCAAATAAGGATAGCGTTCATTCCATGGTCGTTCATCTTCTTTCTTATCAAACATCCACCCTGGCGGATGTGGATCCTTGGGTAATTCAGCACTGGCTTGGATCTGTTCTAGCTGTTGTTCGGTAAGTGGGCCATCGTCAGGTTCGTACTTGGGTTCGTCATGCACAAAACCGCCTGTGCCTTGTCGTGCCCATTCAAACTGTTTGTTGGATGCTAAAATAAGTGTAAGTGCTAGTGGGTCAAACACCAGCACAATCATTATGATCATCCAACGCACTGCTCGTTCTAATAAATTGGCATCTGGATTGTCCCCATACATTAGAGCTGCAATGTATTTTATTGGGCCTACTTCCGCCTCAACTTTCCTAACCTCAGCGGCAATCGGCGCACGTTCTTCATTGAGCCCAGCGATTCTTTTCTGAGAGTCTGCAATGTCCTGAGCGAGGCGACCACGTTCTTTCTGCTGGGCTCTTCGAATGGCAACGGCTTTTTCTGCGCCCTTTTCATCCGAACTGCGACCCATAACTTGGTCCACTGATTCATCAAGCTGTTTGAGTGCTTTGCGATTAGCATCTATATTCTCTCTTTCTGTTTTGATCTTTTCATCATATATTGCAATCTTGCCAACAACGTCTCCTGACACCAGGCTTTGATCTGAGTGTGCCTTTGAAAGATATCCAAAGATACCCATGCTGGTCAAGATCATCAAGAATGCTATGGCTGGTATCAAATACAGCTTGAACACAATACCGGCACGGCGCCAGTTGTTGTGCAACCATACAGTGGCAACAATTTTGCCCAGTTCTAATGAGCCACCCATGATGATCACAGGTATTGTGGCCGCTGAGAATATCGCAGTAAGGCCTGCTACTGAGTACCAGGCTGCTACGGCGCTTAAGAGTAATGCGGTGGCGAGAATTGCAAATCCAAATATCATAAAAATTATTTACCGGGCGGCGGCATGGCAATCACCGCATGCTTTACTGCCACCCATGTGGCAAAGGTCTGATCTGGCACTTCGAACCAAACTGGCACTGGCTGCAACGAAATCCCCCACAATGCAGTGTGTTCTAATCTGCGTTTTACCCTGCTTTGAGTGCGCCAGTTTGTTCCAAACATGGCTCTAGCCTCTTTCATGATTGCATACCATTCTTTAACAGTGTGCAATTGAAACCAAATACGGTGCATGACCAAAGGCGTTATTTCAAGCGAGTCAAGTGACTCAGGGATACTCAACGCAGAGCCCTCAATTTTGACAGTCATTTCTAACCTTTCTAGATTTATCCTCTCGGCATACTCCCGGGGTATCAGCCCGGTTTTGATCCTAAGATCGAGGTCCTTGTCGCAACCTACAGGATTTAAGTCTAACTTGCCACGGTTCAAGCAGGCCCAGGTTATCGATTCACCCCGCCCCACCATTAGACTACCCCATCTCTTTGATCATGCACAGTAATTATAACAACACTCGAGGTGGCTGTCAAGTGTTTTGTTTTTGTTTGACAAGATTGCACACAGTTTGAAACTGTTCGTATGCATCACGCACAGCAGGATGAGTCATCAATTTATCTGCTTCTAGTTGCATGGCGTTGACACCTGCTTCGGCATGATCTCGAGCACTGCCCATGGTCAGTGCGGCCAGGCCATCACCAAACTCTTTTGCCAATTTTTCCCAGGCTTTCTTTTGTCCAGGAGTAATAGGTGTACGCTGTGGCCGCATCTCGCTGGCTTTGCGCATGGCTTCGCAGATGCCATCTTCGGCTAAACGTCCAGCCGCAATCATTGCGGCGTAGTTGGGATCAATATTGTACCGGCGGCTTTGTCCACCCGGGTAGCACATCACAATGTGTGTGCCTTTAGAAAAACTGTCCAAGTATTCACTGTCGTACTCACTCACAGGCACATACCTGCGTCCCTTTTTTTCGTAATAAATCTTTTTCATTGAAAACTCCATTGTGTTCTAGCATACGCCACGTATACTGTGTTCTTAATTCCAGACACTGTGGCTATAATAAAATTCCATTTGTCGTTAATCTGCACTGGCAACATGATACCACTAGTATTGGATTCTACACTGTTTAACACAGCATGTAGGCTGGTCAGGGTGTTGAAGTCTTGCTTGCGGCTTTGTTTGAATTTTCCTGTGCCATCATTTAGCCAAACTTGATTGCCGCTTTCTGCACGGTTGGTATTCATCAACCAAATGTCTGCATGCCCATCACCATTGAAGTCTACAATTTTAGGAGTATAACTAGCCACGGCACCTTGGTTATATCCTGACATGCTGACGTCTGTTGCATCACTAAACACATAACCACCAAGATTGTAGTAGATTTGAACCATGCTTTGAGCACCAATTGTTCTGGTCACTGTATTGTCATGAAGATAACTGATCACCACAACATCCTGCCGTCCGTCGCCATTCACATCCACAATCTGACAGCTTACATCATGACTTCGATTCACTGTGGCATCAGTATTATTTTTGTCAAAATACGGCACTGGCAATGCACCCTGATAGATAGGCTCCATATTGGCGTTTAACTTGTAGATCAATTGACTGGCTTGAAGTCCTGTTTGGTCAGTTAGCACCACTTGTGTGTCACCAGATCCATCTAAGTCTCCTGCACACACTCCGGCACCAGCAAGAGGATGTTTGATAGTGCGAAAAGTATCTTTAGCTCGATAGGTAAATCCATCTGCCTGTGTGTTTATCCACATTTCACCATTGCTGTTGATCACATCCAACCAACCATCTTGATTGGCGTCCAGCACAGTGGTTCCGTGATTCCAAGTAAGCCCAGCCAAGTCCACTCGTTTATGGCTTTGTCCGGCTCTGCTTAAAAAAACCACTGATGCATTATTTTGGGACAAGTTAGGACCGTCAGTAAATCCCGGAAAAAAAATGTCATCAATGCCGTCTCGATTGAAGTCGGCTACTTGCGGATAATTAACTGACCAAGCAAACTCACTGCCTAACACATCAGCAGTGGCATCTGTAATTGTGCCTGTGCCCCATTGAGGCCTCGGGCCAGTGCCAGACAATCGATAAATTTTAACTGTAGATGTTGGTGAGCTGTTGGCTAACCAACCACTGACTATAACATAGCTATCACCAGTATTGTCAAAATTGCCGGCAGCTAGACTAGGTATAAAGTTACTGACAGTTGATATTGTGCCAGCTGCCACAAGTATAGAAGTGGCTGGCGTGCTATTGCCGGAACTGCCACTGCCACTGCCTCCACCACATCCTGTTAGAGCCACTGCTAGTGCAGGGATTACAAGTTTCCACATGGGAATCTCCTAAGTTAAATTACGAATAAGTTCGATCCAGTTTGACATTGGTCAATCCAGCGACCATTTGGAATTTGTCCCAGGCATCTTTCACTGCCGGGCGAGATTCAAGTTCACTGTCCGGCAACACTGCTTCCAGCCAAATCTCAGAACGGCGAGCAGGACGAGTTCCAAACTTGCGTGGCTGATGAAACCGGCCAGTTTCCCAAAGTTCGATACTAACTTGTCGATAGTGACCCTCATCCTGATCCCTGCAATCCCACCACTCAGGATTTAATCCGTAGCGATAGCCAAACCAGATATCCGCCCACTGCTTGTCGTCATGCGGGTCAAAGTCTGTGCGAGAGATTAGCACCAACACATTGTCTATGTCCACGCGACCTTGCACAATGTCTCGAACACATCGACTATAGCTCAATCCAATTTTCATACTTTATTGCCTGCTTCAAAGTCACGGAACCTCAAGAACCGGGGGAATCGGAGTGAGTAGGTTCCGTCTTGGTTTTGGGTAACTGCGTCCGCTTGGACTTCAACCAAGTGACCAAGCAACTGATCCCTACTGGCCCAATACTCATCACGAACAGTATCACTAAAGCCACTGCCAACATTAACGCGAATTCTACGGTCATTGTCATCTCCTTCACAGATTATAGCACCCAACCGGTTTTCGTTCCTACCAGTTCCTTCTTCAAAACCCACAATGTTCAAATCAACACTAATGGTAGGTTTCCATTTCATCCACGAGTCTGAGCGTTTGCACTGATAAGGTGCATCCAGGCTCTTGATCATGATGCCTTCAAAGCCACCTTCTACGGCAGCTTCGGCATAGCGTTGCATGATATCATGCCCTTCGGCTGTGTCCAGATCTACATCCAGACCGTTCATGATCTGCAAGGGACCATCCGCAGGCAATTTGGCACGTACACGTTCCAACATTTCAATGCGTTTGTGTTGTTGTGCGTTGTAGTGGCCTTCGATAAAACTGTCCAGCGGTATAATATCAAACACGTGATACACCATGCCGTCTGTGACAGCATCTGATTTGCGATGTGCTTGTTTCATCAATTTCTGGAAACTCTCGCCCACAATCTCGCCATCCAGCACATAACTATAGCTGGTGTGGTTTGGTACGGCCAATGCCTTGCGATTGTCTTGTATGGCTTGAGCAATCTGCGGAAAGTTCTCAAACTCTTTGCCATTGCGGCTGTACAATGTGACCGTGGACCCACTGACCACTGCCAGCACACGCACCCCATCCAACTTGCACTCCAAACGTTTGATGCCTTTCATTTTCTTGGGATGATCTGTTGAGTCTTGTGCCAGCTGACATGAGAATATGGGAATTTTGTACTCTGTCCGGCCCACAACTTTGTTGATGGTCTTCTCAGAGATACCACACCGCAGGTCCTTGATCAACACACGGCGGGCTAACATGTTCCACTCTTCCGAGTCAAACTGCTGGCTCATTTGCTCAACTGCTTCTCTAGCACGATTGCCTGTGACCGATCTGGTGCGCAGGGATTCTAACATGGCCCAGAACTGTGTCCAAGGATTGTCACGACCAGTCAGTCCTGTAGTTTCTGGCACCTGGCGGATACCAAACACATAGAAAGGATTGTAGGCTTGATAGCAGTTGAACAAGAAACACTGTGCATCGGCACTGCCCAGCCGAGCAGCCATAAGAGCTTTTTCAATTACTTTTTCTTTGTGAATGCGACTGTCTGAACTTTCGAGGTCGCGGATCCATCCTGCGGCCATTATGGCATCAAACCTTGAGTGGCTGTAATCAGTTTCATTCATATACTTAACGCCTTACCATGACGAGTTATAAAACACTTTCAAACCCATGAACATCTCTGTTCTAGCGGCTTTGACGAACGCCAAGTCACTGTCATAGTAGTGCTGGTCCGAATTGTTGCCAAAGAAGAAACCTGATGTGGCCGGCAGTTGACGGTGTGTGACTGCTCGTTCAAGTTCGTCCAAGTCCTCAGCGGTGAGTTCCATTTCAATGCCGTTGAAGCTGTCATAGCTTAATTTTTTTTGTTCTGCCAGCCGTTCCATCCAGCCATGCAGGTTAGGATGCTTACGCCAGTAGGCAATCTCACGCGGCTTGTTCACTTTTGTGTTCACAAGATCTTTGGTGGTTTCGTCCCACTCAGCACCGTCGTAGTATTCGCGTTGCTGACCTTCACGGGTGGCCACATAGGCGTACATATCAAGACCCATAGTTTTCTCCTTGTTGATGACGGTATTCTCGTTTGAGCCAATATTTGTATTTGGCAAAATATTCTGACATTGGATAGGGCGGCATGCGGCCAGTCCATTCTTCTATTTCAAGGCAGTGAGCATACCAACGCTGATTTAACCAGCGTCGAAATGTCATGCTGCCTCCAACATGTTAGCAGGCACTCGCCACAAGCCTTGCGGGGTGCTCACTGTCACATACTTGATGGCAATTTTGCTCACGGTGCCCGACATGGTCATGCCACGCTTGGTGCTGTGAAACTTCACAGTGTCACCTTTGGCGAACTGACGGATATTGTGTTTACGCAGGCTGGCCTTGGCAAATTGCACTGCACTGAGGATGCTGTCAAGTTCAGTGTTTGAAAACTCACCAAACATGATTGCAGAGTTGACTTGCTGGATCTTGGACATCTGGGTCATTTGGGGCTCCTTTGTTGCTTACTATGCCTAAATTATAGCAAAAACGGCTTTTCTGGTCAACCAAAATAATAACCCTACAATCACTAGGAGTTCTACTACCGTAAAATTAGTACGATAGTAGTACTTTTGTATTTGGCGTTGCATTTTGGTCCACATGCCCTAATTATAGCAGACACGGCATTTATCGGTCAACCAGAGAAAATGTATACTTTAGTACACAGGAGTCACAGCAGGCACAGGAGTCACTGCTAACCGTGCCGCAGGAGTGGTGTTGACCCCTAATCCTGCCGCATTCAAAACTTGATTGTTTTGTCCTTCGCGCAAGGCACCCACTATGGCTTGGCCACCAATGATGCTGGTATTGGCCACTTGTTCAAGAAAGTAAGCAGGACCACATGAACTGGTTTGAGTACCATAAATGGGCAACTGTTGCACAAAGCTCATTGTGCTGACCTTTTCACCTGACTGAAGATTAGTGTAATCAATGCCAGCGGATGTTTGGTATGTTTTTTCTGTGCTGAGCACATTGGCAATGGCGGACCATGCTGTGTTTAATGTTGCGACATTGGACACGACTTGAGTGTTGGCGTTGTTGTAAATGTTAGTGATGTTGCCGTTAGCTCTGGTTATGTTGGCAACTACCACTGTGGCATTGGCTGCACCAGCTATGGCTAGGTAGGCTGAATTAATGTTGGCAATGTTACTGGCGTCTAGGGTCACAATATTGGCCATGGCCGAAGTAGCAATGGCCAGTTGTGCGGCAATATTGCCGCTGTCAATAGCAGTACCGATCACATCACAAGTGGTAATGGTTCCGTCAGGTCCTGAACCAGTTGCTAAATTATTGGAAAAATACGAAGCTACCGAAGAATCAATAGCTGATGTTTGTGCTTGTATCAGTGGCAATCCAGACATAGTGCTCAATCCACATCCTGCGGTAGTAGGCAACCAATAGCTGGTATCATTGATACTTGTTCCAACTGGTACGTCTTGCTGAGCACGATAAAAAACCGTGTCTGGGCTCAACTGTGCCAGGCCATTTACTGCTGGCGCATTGGCCACTAGATCGTTGGCCAAATAAGTTGTGTTAATGTTCCAAGGAGTTCTTGGCAGGGTGTTGACTGTTGCAGCCAACGCAGGCAATGTGGTATTGGTTACGTTGGTAACTTGTTCAAATGCCACTTGCACAGCCTTGTTACTTACTGCTTGTGCCGGAGGAATTACTTTGCCTAAATCTTCACACCCATTAGGAGCTGCCAGATATGCTGACACATTGTCGGCCAAGTTCATGTTTACACTGCCGTCTGGTCCGTATACCGGAACTGGACCCACGGGACTGGGTGTTTGTAATGTGGTATAGCTGTTGGGAAATGTCTTGGTTTGATCCAACAAGTCAGCCATACTGGTAATATTAGGTGTGGTAACTTCCAATATACTCAAAACTTGGTCTAGGTCTGTGCCAGTAACATTGGTCATACCTTGATAGGCCAACTGTTGTAAACGTAAATATTCGTTTTCTGACACTGTGTCTGCACCTGTCAACAAAGTCTGAATATTGTTAGTTGACAATCCTGCAGCCAACAATGGCGTTTGTACAGGTCCAAACACACCGCCTACCATGTTGCCCTCGGCAGCCAATTGACGCAATAGTCCAGCTGGTGTGCCATACATTCGAAGATCATTCAAGTTGGTCAAGTTACCTTGATTGGTCAAGTCTGTGGCAAAGTTTCCAAAGTCTGGATTCACATCACTAACGCTGTTGGTAACCAACGTATCCATATTGGTAAATGTAGGACCAAGATAAGTTTGTGCATTGACAGCAGAATTAATAAACTGATTGGTTGTGTTGATGTAACCTTGTACTGCCATGAAGCCTTGTGAGAATCGACCAACATCGCTGTTACCAAGATAGTTGTTTCCAGTTTGTTGTATTAACCCCGCAAATCCTGCAGGCACAGTGGATACAGGAGTAAGATTGGTAAAGGTCGCAGGAATGCTGTCGCCTAACGCAGGAATGGTTGTGTTGCCAATGGTCAACAATGATGTCAATGTTGTTGCGTTAGCAAATGATGCGGCAGTGTAATTGGCCACAGCGGTGAGAAAATTTGGAATTGGTGATGCAGCATTAAATGATGCAATTGCAGTGGTCAATGCAGTAGGTAATGGATCAATGCCAGTGTTAGCCAACAAGGCCGAGGCTGCTGTTAATTGCAACGGAGTTAGAATTCCTTGTGCCATTATGCTGCCACCCTAACATCACCTGAGCCGCCAGCTCTAGCATGGCCACAAGTATCACCGGCACCTGTGTAAACTACAGGAATACCACCAGCTCGAACTGAGCCTGATCCGCCAGCTGTGACAGCACTACAATGAATAGGCGGGCATCCTCTTTGACCGCAACAAGGATGAGCACTTACAGAGTTGCCATCAACAATTACTGCTCGACCGTTGACTCGCACTGAACCAACGCCACCACTGGCTACTCCTCCTGCACCGTCTGCATCACCTACTCGTTGTACTGCTGGCATTTTATCCTACTAAAATTCGCTTTTCTGGCACTTTGATGCCTGTGGTTGCTTCGATGTATTTCATACGAACTGATTCGTCTGTTAATGCAGAGATAGCAACACAATTCATATTTAGCCGGGGATTTTTGTCAGGATCTGCGGTAAACATTGATGGCACAAGTCCCATGCCTTGAGGGCCAGGAGCCACACTTACAGGGTCCTGTAACATGGCATAACCTTCACCAGCATCCACAACTTTGGCAATCATTTCCTCGCCTGAGTTCAGTTTGAATGTGTAAACTTTTCCAATTTCCATTATTTGCTTTCTGTTAGTTTTGTTCTGAGTTCTGTGAACCCGCCCACAAGTTCATCATCTAAAAAGATCTGTGGTACTGTGCGAGCATTTGGTACTGCTTCTAATAGTTGTTCTCGTGTCCACCCATGCATGATATTGCGTTCTTCAAATTCAATGTTGCGTGATTTCAGTAGCGCCTTGGCTTGGTCGCAGTAAGGACATTGGTCTTTTGACCATACAATTGCTTTCATTTTATTTTCCTTCTTTTGATTTGTCGTAAGTCTTGGCAAAAATATCTGTTTTTACAACACCATAGTCACCAGGACCGTGTCGAACAATGTAGTCATTGCCGCGAGTGTATTCTAAGTTACCCCATGACGCTCGAACAACACCGTCATGGTCAGCAAGTTTTGCTACTTTCATAATCTTCTTAGGTGTAGCAGTGCCATCACCGTTGTCGTCATAGTAGGCATTAAACTTAATAGGACTAACAGGATACCGCTCGCCTTTAGGACCAGTGATAATCTTGTGACCCACTGTGTAGGCGACAGGACCTTCCAGTGTGTCTATTGTACCATTATCAGTTGCTGTTTCATACTTGATAGGAGTTGGATGTTTGTAGGTTTCAAACCCACCCGGTTGGAACCATTCGTCGTTGATCATAAGTTTGGTAACTCGTCGTAGTCGATAGCATCACTCATCACGCCAATAACATAGTTGGTTGATTCGTTTTCCTGCAGGGCAGTTTGTTTCTTGCTGGTGTCCACGTGCTTGTTGAACCACGGGATAGGTGTAGAGCGTGGTGCAGGCTCTTGGTACTTGAGGCCAATTTCTTTCAGTGCATTGGCTGCTGTGTAATCCACAAAGTCTTTCAAGATCTGTGCGTTAAGGCCAATCACCGGACCTTTGTTGAACAAGTAGTCTGCCCACTCTTTTTCTTCACGGATCACATCCAAGTATAACTGATACACTTCGGCTTCGCACTCTGCTTTGGCTTGAGCAAAGCGAGGGTCTTCTTTCACCACTTGGTTGATAATCCAAGCAGTCCATTCCTTGTGCAGGATTTCATCTTGTAGAATCAACTGAATGATGTTGCCGTTGCCAATGAAGATCTTGTTCTCTACCATTGCTAAACTAGTAGCAAAGGATACCATAAAGCGGAATGCTTCCAATGCATAGCTTGCATTGAGTGCCATCCAAATAGCTTTGACATGGCCGTGATCCTTGACAGGAACTTCCAGTTCTTTTTCACAATTGACCATGTGCAAGTGATCGTAATAGCGACCCACACTTGATGCCATGTCCACAATCTCTTTGGTGTCGTGGATGGTGCTAAACACATCCTTGGGCACATTGTAGATGTTACGAATGATGTGACTGTAACTGCGGCTATGAATGTTGGTTTCAAAGAAACTCCAGTTGTACATTAGTGCTTCCAGTTCTGGAATGCTCACTACAGGAGTAAACACCTGTGCTGGTCCACGGCCTTGCAAGCTGTCTAGTGCTGTTTGGCGCAAGAGATTACTGGTAAAGATATGTTTGACTGTGTCTGATGCTTCTTTAAAGTCATTAGCATCCTTGCTCAATGAAATTTCTTCTGGCACCCAAAAGAAACCACGAGCTTCTTGTTCGTACTTGGCCAGTTTGTTGTATTTGACTTCTTCAAATCGCTGAATGGTTACAGGACCAGCAGGATCCAAAAACATCTTGCGATGTAGATAGTCTGTTTTGGTAGCGAGATTGTATTGTGCTTGGCTCATTTTTTGTCCTATGTTGTATAATTATGTCTATCAGCAATCATGTATTGTAATACTCAACACTGATACTGTCAATGCATTTCCTAAATTTATCTTCAACTTCATCACGGTTATCTCCAACAACAATTGCATATCCGTTAGGATAAACACAATTGTCATGATCAGCCACAACAACTTGTTTTGGTAACTCTAACTTGGCAGCTAATTCGGAATTCTTGCAGGAAATCTCTTTGATGTCTCCGCATGGCAATCCCAATTGCCTAAACAAAACTGCGCCAGTTAAATTTATAACAAATTGTTCTTGATGCATTCTTGACAGCATTTTGCTTACGTAATTTTCTTCGCCACCATATGGCATCAACAAAAGTCCGCCCATGGATAGCCTTGCGGCAAAATCTATAAAATAAAACTGACCGTCTGCATCAACCACAACATCAAGCATGAACGGAACATTGTTTAACTGGGCAACATCAAAAAATCGTTGCAAATGATCCGTTACTGGTTGTTGTAGGAAACTGTATTTACTTGGAAAACTCAACCCAGTTTCTGGCACATACGGAAAAGCATCACTTTCGATGTCATAGCACAGGTCAATGTCAATACATCCATCCACAACTGTGCCCACAAACGACACAATGTTGCCAGGTATGTATTGTTGCACAATGTATTCATCAGTTGAAAAGAATTCAGCTAGTTCACTGGCATTGGTTAAAATTTTAACTCCAATACTGGCCTGGCCGCGATAGGGTTTCACAATGCAAGGTAGCGTAACTTGTGTTATTTCACTATAAATGTCTGGCACTGGTATTGACAATGCTTTCCACAGTCTATAGTAGTTGTATTTGCTACTCAACATCCGCGCTGTGGATTTGCCGACAAACGCAACTTTATGTCGCTGACATATTTCTGCTATTTGTTCAGTCATTGCATCAGGAAATGATGGTACCAAATAATCAAATTGGTTGCTTGACAATATTTGATCTAACGCAGTTAATAAGTCACTGGGATTGGCAACAACATGCACTGTGGCATTGCCTGTGCTGACAGTGGTTGGGTCAATGATCCAACCGGGCAAAATTATTTCTACATCATGCCCAGATGCAATTGTGTTTGCAACCGATTGCATCACGTGTGGGGCAGCCACAGACCATAGCAATTTCATGTTGGGTGCCGCCGAAAACTGTTAAAAACCATGTCCCAAATTGGAACAAAGATTCCATAGTTACAGCGACCCTGAAAGTAATGATGCATCATGTGCCATTGGCCGCAAGTGAATAACGGATATCCATCAAAGTTGGGATTGTGTTCTAGTCTTTCTTGTATCAATGCTTGCCATAGATAGAACAATCCCGCCAGCCACCAAGTGTCAGTAAGCCAGCAAAAAATTATTGTTGGAATTATTTCTGTTATCCACACATCAGCTGTAGAAATCCAATTGTCTTGGTACAAAAACAAATTGGTCCAATGCCAATTTGGTGGAGGATTGGTTGCAATAAACTTGTGATGACCCATGTGTATACGTCGGATTCCCGGCACATGGTGTGCCATGCGATGAATCCAATATATCATAAATGTCCATAATAACAAATAAACTATGAACATAGAAAATTGAGAGAGTACTTGTCCTGGTCCCACGCCTGTTGGTATAGACTTTGAATTTGCTGTTGCAATTCAGTTTCTACAAATTGCTTGTGGTCTATGGATGCAATGGGAATTACTCCCCCAGCAGTGGTAGTTGCAAATGCATCATCAGCTGTGTTTAGTAATTCTTCGCTGATGTTGCAGTATTCAAATTTAATGCTATGTTCTTGACATAGGGTATTAACTAACTGCATGGTAATGCCCGGCAAGCGATTCCTAGCAGGCGATAACACACAGCCATCCTTTATAATTGCCACGCTAAACTGTGGACCTTCTGTAAGCATACCATCATGATCCAACAACACAGGATTGTCAAAACCTCGCATGGTTGCTTCAATTTGCGCCATAGTAAAATCTTGTCTGGCAAAGTTTTTGTAGGACTGGTTGATTGATGAATCCGGAATGCGACAAACTTTTCTAGCAATACATAACTTCATTGCTCGGTCTGGGCTGACTGATGTATATGGTCCTGAAACCATCATCAATTGAGGTTTTGTTTTTATGATGTCACGTATGTCATACGAAGAAGGTTCACCTCGAGTGGCAACCAACCAAACATGCATGTCTTCTGTAACCTGCGCATTTATTTCCTTTACAATCTGAACAAGTTCATCAACAGTGCGGTCTACATTGATGTAGTAGTACTTGCAACCTTGTAAAAAACGAGTGATATGTTGATCAATGACCAATGCTCGATTGTTTTTAATACTAATCACATCATACACGCCGTAAGAACGCAGCAGTCCAAGATCCTGGACACCGATGCTTAGATCGCCGACTTGACAAAATTTACCATTTTGCCAAGCAGGAAAATTACTATTATTCATTTTTTTCTTCTATGGTGTAAAACCAATCATCTCCTGCTGACCACTTGCGTGTGCCATCCACTGTGAATATGGTTTGGGCTGCTTTAAAGTCTGGAAATTTTACTGTGCCTGAAATCAAACTTTGATCGTACCACAAGCATCGGTTGTTGGGTTGGCAAGCAAACTGACCATTTTCCAAACGGATAAAGTTAAAGCTCTTGTGCTCTTCGGCAACCTCAGTAAATCCTGTATCCACATCCATGCCATCAGCACAAAAGTCCACAGTGAACAAATAAGTTCCGTAATGCCATTCTTTATCTTTACCTAGAAACTTCACACCTAGATTACGCAAGCCTATTTTTTCAATGATAGTAAAGCGATAGCCCATGCAGTCCCAAAGTTGCAAGGTGTCTATGGGCAGGTTACCTGTGTGATTTTCTTGCCACACATAGGCATGGATAGGCAACTTGTCGTAAAGAGCACCGTAATTGGGCAACAGTGATTCAATGCGAAACACTTGTCCCCGCAGGGCTTTGAGGCTGACCCATATTGCAGGTTCTAATTCTCCGTGCCCTTTTTCAAAGTTATAGAGAAATTCTCTTTTGACAAAGCATTTGATCGGTGGAAGAGATCCTACAATGTAGCTCATTTAATATTTTCCTGATGCAAGTACAATCTTGCAAATGTGTTCTAATCTTTCAATGTGCTCATAGGCACGCCAGGGTGTGACATCAATTGCCACAACTCCGTGACCTTTGATCCCCACAATATCAAACTTGATATTGCCTGCTTGATCCAGACCCAAATTACTATGACATGCATCAGCAAGTTCTTGACTGATAGGTGCTACATCTCCTACATTGGGTGCTACTCGGGTATAGCGATTGAGTTCTGGAAATGCATTGCTGATAGTACTTAGATCAATGCCAGCATGCATGGCTGCAATACAATAGGTTGGATGCACATGAACAACAACTCTAACATCGTTTGAGTGCTGTCCCATTTCTTTTTGCAGGCCGAAGTGCAGAGGAAGTTCACCGCTGGGCGTTAAATTAGCACTGATATCAGTGTAGTATTCTTCTTGCCAGGACTTTGTTAAAAATGGAGGAATAGGATTGACTTGATCAACCAATCGAATCTTTTTAAACTGGTCCGGCTGTAGTGTCTGCTTGCGTACACCTGATGGTGTGATATAAAAGTGATCACGGTCGTGATGACGAATAGAGATATTGCCATCTCTACTGGTTATCCAATTACGCTTGTACGCATCTACCAATATATCACAACAGGTTTCTAACATGTTAATTGTTCCAGTGTCTTATGGCGTGTAGTGCTTTTGCCTCTTTTAGGGTGTAATACTACAAGGTCACTTGAATAAAACTGCCAGGGAACTACTGCACTTGACAGTTGTTTGTCTACTGGTACAGCACCCTTCTTGCGAACAAAATTCACAATGAGATGTGCTTGTGCTGGAGTTATAGTATAAGCATGTGATCCTATACTGTATAATCCCAGTCCTTGTTTTCTTTTGCAATCTGCTGTGGAATACAGTTTGATAATTTTATCATCAATTACTAAATCTTCCGGCCAAGTTTCTAAGACCAAAGCATCATGTTCCATAATAACCATTGGAGAATTGGTTGTGATGCATTGTTGCCACAAGTGCCAATGACTGAACCAACAACCTTGCGCCCCTGGTCTGCGTTTCATTTTACCTATTTCGGCTATCTTAACGTCAATGTCATTCCAAGATTGCTCAGTTAACTTCCACCCATCTGTGGCATCAACCGCGGTGAAGTTCCAATGATATTTTTGTAAACTATTTGCACAGTCCGTAAAAACTCGAGACGTACTATGTGTAATTACAAAACAATGTGGTTGTTTCATTTTAACTATTCCAGTGTCTTATTGTGTTGGCTATGATGAAACCACAGGTCACAACGTGTATTATAACCCAAAACGTTTTGAAAAACAAGGCCATTCGGGCTTCTCGCAAAGTGAGAATAGGCACATCCGGACGGTCATGATCACTCTCACCCATCAAGTGCCCGGTGGCCCGGGCCCAGATTTTTTCTATGCTGTTCATAACTTGCAAGCTTCGCAGTCTTCACCCTCGAGATCAAAGTCAATGACTTCAAGAGGTGCCGCTTCGGCAGTTTGTTTTGATCCAGCCTTGTTGATAAGACTGTAGTAGAATGTTTTGAGCCCCCAATAGTGTGCCTGCATTAGGTTGCGAGCAATTAGTGTGGTAGGCACCTTGCGATCAGGCCAGTGCGCTGGATTGTAGAATGTGTTGGTAGAGATTGACTGATCAATATAAGCAGCCAACACACACGCGGTTTTCAAATAGCCGATGCAGTCTTTTTGCGCCCACATTAATTGGTACTTGTTTTTGAGTTTATGATACTCAGGAACAACTTGTGTGAGTGAACCGGCTTTGGATTCTTTCACAGTAATTAGGCTCATGGGCATTTCAATGCCATTGGTTGAGTTGATCACTACAGAACTTGATTCCACAGGTGCCACTGCCATCAGTGTGGCATTGCGCACGCCATGTTCTTTCATGAGTGCTCGTAGTGGTTCCCAGTCTAGTTCCGGTGCAAAATTTACAAGTTCGTTAACCCCAACAGCTCTTCGTTCCCAAGGAAATACACCTTTACCATACCAGGTACGGTGAGAATCTTTACATGGACCACGCTCCTTGGCCAGCTCAACGGTGGCTTCGGTCAGGTAGTAGGCTTGGTGTTCCATCCACGTCTTGACTTCAGCCAAGGCGTCTGATTCTCCGTATTGGAGGCTGCGCTTGGCATGCCAGTAGGCAAGGTTGGTGATTCCGATGCCCAGGGGTTGGATCTCGTCATTTGAGAGTTTAGACTGGATGGAGAGAAAATCTTGATAGTCAAGAATGTTGCACAGGCTACGCTGCAATATACGGCAAGCACGGCGCATGTCTTCTGGATTGCGGAACGCACCCCAATTGATTGAGCCCAAGGTGCATAGTGCAATACGACCATCGCTGTCATCCAGACGTTTAAAGGGTTTAGTAGGAAGAAGAATTTCACAGCAAAGGTTACTCTGGTAAATGGTGTGATACTCAGGATCAAATGGTCCTTGATTCATCACATTGTCAATGAACACTAGATAGATACGACCAGTGTCTGTTCGTTCCTTAAGTATGCCTGATTTGAACACTTCTTCAGCAGACATAACTTTCTTCCGGAGGTCAGATCTAG